TCTTGCAAAGATTGACTTCTCTGCAATCTATGATGGCGTAGATAATCTTGAAGCACAGGGCGAAGCCTATTGCACCACAGATTACTGCGAAATTAAGATTCCAGACAAAAACTAATTATATTGAGATACCCTGTCGTTAGTTCGGCAGGGTATTTCTTTATGTGGTAAAATGATGTATATGACTACTAAATCACATTCTTATGCAGAAAAGATTGTTCCAGAACATCCAACCGCAGTCTACATTTTTGACGATGAACTGTTAAATTCAACGCAGGTACCACTTGGTAATTTTGACTCTACCTTATCATCAACAAATGGAAAGGTACTTCGTTCCGTAACTACAGCAAGCAATGTTGGCTTTATCACATCTTCTGTAACATTAGCAAAGGTTTCACCCATTGTTCATGGCTCAGATTACTCTGTTTATGCAAGTGGTTCAAATAAAACAATAAACATTCCAGCCCAAGGAATTTTAAATTATAATGGTAGATATAACAATAATACTTTAGAGTTTTGGACCAAAATAGATAAGCCATATCTTGGAAAAAGAAAGATTGTTGGACCGTTTACACCAACTGATGATGGCAATGGGCTTTATGTAAACCAGTCATCATTTATTTTACAAATAGGCACACAAAAAGAAACGGCATATATTAAGGACTTTAATAGACCGTTGCTAATTCAGATTACAAATTCAGCAAACTCCACAAGTCTGATTGTTAACGGTGAATTACTTATTTCGCTATCTCTTTTAGACTCTGACCTTAGTTTATTGCCAGATACAAAATACTTATCTTTTGGACCAGGCACTTATGATTGCATATCTACATATGCTTATAAAGTAGATGCAACTCAGGCTATGCGAAGATTTGGTTTTGGTCAAGGGGTTGGATTTCAAGAAAATGTTGTTAGGGCATTTAATGGAAAATCAGTCATTGTTGATTATTCAAAATCTAAATATGCTACTAACTATAATTACACAACAAATGCTAGTTGGAAACAGTCAAAAACAGATAATCTTTTAGTTGAGTCATATGCCTTGTCAAATTTTCAATACGAAAAACCAATTCTTAATTCTGACTCAAAAACAATTGATGATTTAGAATCAACTATTTCTGGAACAACATTTAGCCTAAAGGCTGGAACAATGTCTACAGCAATATCAAACTTGCAAATAGATTCCCTTAATATGATGAATCAGCCAACCAAGGCATTTTATATACATGGCTATTATACCCAAGCCCAAGGTAGACCAACATCAGAAGAAATACTTTTTAAAATTGTAAATAAAAAAACTAAAGATTATTTTACAATTACTGTAAATGGATACAACATTTATTATAAATTAAAATATCAGACTGGAACTGAGTATACAGTAATTTCATTTTCAAGTCCTGCTAGCAATCTTGTTCTTTATGGAACACAGTATAACTTTATTATTGGTATAGACATTGAAAAGTTTGCAACCTATTGTATAAATAATAATCAGCAAAGCAAGGGAACAGACATAAGAAACTTTTTTGCCAACCAAGAGGACTTAATCGTTTATATTGGTGGAGACGATGATTTAACTGTTAGCAAAACCCTTACAGCAAGTATTTATTCCGTAAAATTTTTAACACAGGAGAATCTTGACCAAAGACCATCCCTTGTGTTTTCTTCTGGTATCTTTCAATATCCATCAGCAATAAATACAAATCCAAGCGGTACAGAAGCAACACAAAACAACATAATTGGAAGTTATGACATCAGACCATATAAGGATACTTTGGAATATGTAGATACTGGTTATAGGCTTTCAGTTGCTACCAACGGATACTGGAAAAACGATGTTCCATTGAGTCAATTCTGTAAAACCGTAAAAGACTCAAGCAATAACGATGTATTTACTTTTGACTTTGTTCAATTTAATATTGATTACGAATCTTCTCTTTTGTCACAAACAATAAGTTCTAAAAAATACTTTGATACGACAAATTATGAAAGTTATGTAAAGACATATGTTACTTTTGAGCCATTGGGAAATACTTATCAAACAGATGCAACATTTACCACTACTGTAGGTGCTAGTTCAGACAGAACTTTGATACCAGGGTCAGGATGGGAAACTAAAAAATACGAAGTAGTAGATGGATTCATTATATATCCACCAACTGGAATCGACCTAACAGAATACACCATGGTTATTCACATTGACTTTAACGTGCTTGATACAGAAAATAATTTTGTTAATCTTCAGCAAATGCAACTAGCATCTCAGGCATATAACGCCAACTCTAGCAACCCATTAGGCACAAAGTTTGGAACTGAAATCATTCCTTATACATATACCCTTAATGGTGCAACTCGTATATACGATTATAAAGCCTATAATCCATTTCTAATTAATAAAAAAGAAAACCCCTATATTTATATGGCTAGAGATTCTGGAATTAGGCTAGTTGGTTTTGACACAACTACCGCTGGAGTTTATCGTGGAATTAGACTACCAATTAATCCAGGCGGTACAGAAACATCGCTAAACATTAGCGTAATGCAACTTTCAATATTTTATAACTCAGAACGTGATACGTCTTCTGCACCTTTTTACGCTAAATTCCCATATTCTTCGGAACAAATATTTGAAATAAAAACAAATACTAGGACAATTCAATTCTTTTTGACAAGAACAGGCAGTGGCAATACTGCAACAATTTCTGCTCTGTCAAATGGCATTACAAATGAAAACATATCTTATTATTTAAATGGTAAATATGAGTCCTCGCCAAGCATATCGACCAACGAGTGGTACAATCTAGGAATAGCCTTTGTTGACCCACTAATTTTTGACGCAACAGAGGGAGAGTTTGCTTTGGTGGGCGGAATTTCTATTGATAATTTATCTTATTATCAATTTACGTCAGAACAAATTTCTCAGTTAACAACTCCACTTAATTGGTCAACGTATTTGCCATACGACTGGTCATATCTATCAAATAACTATTTGTGGGGCGAACTTTCAGTAGTTACAGCAATATCCTCAAAAGACATGTACTCAATGTTTACTGGTACTAATAGAATTACAGGCATTAGCAACAATTCTATGAATTTTGGCTTGGTTGGAAATGGTTATGACCTTTATTCTGACATTTCAAGTGAAATTAAATCGTACTATGCAACATAATGTGGTATACTTGTGGTATGAATATCGACACTAACAAAGATTTTGGTCAGGTTATGAAGAACCAAATCGGTAAAACAAAGGTAACTGTGGTAGAAGAGCCATTCTCAAACTACGGAATTTATGTATGGCAACTACCCTCTGGCAAGTTTTTTACAGACGATAACGGAAACGCTCTAAGCATTGACTCAATGAAAGGCGACGAATCTCGTATTGCCCTTCTTCGTAACGAAGCAGCATGGAATGGTCAACCACACGGTCAAGCAGTGTTTTTTGCTAATGTTCGCAAGGTATCAGATGAAGAATATAGCGAACAACTAGACCGTATGGCACAGGGACTTATTCCTTCAGAAACAGACCTTGGTGCTCTTATTGCTGCCAAGAAGACACTTCAGCAGTTTGGAACTGGTGATGAATAGTGAGTTTCTATGAGTCTGCTAACACACCTGCTCGTCTAGACGAAGTTCCTACAGAGGTAAATGAGTTTGCTTCTATGGACCCATTCACAAAGTCTTGGGACGAGATTAAGTCGTTCAACGGAATGAACACAAACTTCAAACGTCGAAGCACAAGAATGTCTAAGGCTCTTGGCGATGACGCATATCTAGAATCTGCTGGTGCAATTCAGATGGGTACAGGCGGAGCACGTTCAAACGCCATTAACCCAGGGGTAGTGTTTCGTAATGCATATGCATTGTTTGACGTAATCACCCCACCATACAACCTATACGAACTTGCAAACTACTACGACACATCATTTGCTAACCACGCTGCCATTGACGCAAAGGTTGAGAACACCGTTGGTCTTGGTTATGACTTTATTGTTTCAGACAAAACAAACCTTAAGTTGGAGGCTGCTAGTGCAGAACAAATGTCTCGTGCTCGCAAGCGTATTGAAAGACTAAAGGTACAACTTCGTGATTGGCTAGAAGGTCTAAACCAAGACGAGTCGTTTACATCAGTTCTTGAAAAAGTATTTACAGATGTTCACGCAATGGGTAATGGCTACATCGAAGTTGGCAGAACAACCACAGGAGAGATTGGCTACATTGGTCATATCCCTGCATCCACAATGCGTGTACGCAGACTTCGTGATGGATATGTTCAGATTATTGCTAATAAGGTTGTTTATTTCCGTAACTTCGGAGCAAAAAACGTAAACTACATTACTGACGACCCAAGACCAAATGAGATTATCCACATTAAGGAATACTCGCCACTAAACACTTTCTATGGTGTACCAGACATTATGGCTGCTATGCCATCGCTACTTGG